ATTGACTGATGAAGAAATGGAGTTGCTTAGAAGTTTGTTAAATAGGATAGACACAAATGGTATCTAAAATTATTTATATTAAATTTACACGAGTATTTTAATGGCACTACGATTAAGACGAGGAACGGAAGCAGATAGAACAAGTATAACACCTGTTCAAGGCGAACCAATATACACAACAGATACCAAGAAGTTCTATATCGGTGATGGTATAACTGCAGGCGGTGTTGAGTTTGGTGTTGCTGGTACATCGGGTACATCTGGTATTAATGGTTCATCCGGAACTTCTGGCAGTTCTGGAACATCAGGTTCAAGTGGCACAAGTGGTTCTTCAGGAACTTCAGGTTCAAGTGGTACAAGTGGTTCTTCAGGAACTTCAGGTTCAAGTGGTACAAGTGGTTCAAGCGGAACAAGTGGTTCATCAGGAACATCAGGTTCAAGCGGAACAAGTGGTTCATCAGGAACATCAGGTTCAAGCGGAACAAGTGGTTCATCAGGAACATCAGGTTCTTCAGGAACATCTGGTGATCGTGGAAGTGATGGTTCATCTGGAACATCTGGAACAAGTGGAACTGGATTCTCAACCATTACCAATTATACAGATAATAGAGTTCTTACATCTGATGGTGGATCCAACACCGCTAATGCTGAGGCAAATTTAGTTTTTGATGGATCAACTCTTACTGTAACAGGTGTACTAACGGTATCTTCTGCTTCGAGATTAACAGATATTGAAGAAAAAGTAACTACTGCTACAATCAATCCAGTTGGGGGTGGACTTACATTAGATTTATCAACTGCGAATACATTTGTAGTAAGTTCGAGTGCTAATGTTACCAGTCTTACAATATCAAATCCACCTACACTAAATTTTGCTGGTAGTTTTACATTGATTACAGTTGGAACCGGAACTGCTTATGCATGGACATGGGGAAGTGCGGTTACTTGGTCTGGTGGTACAGCACCAACTATTACAAGCACTAATAATAAAAGAGATTTTTATGGTTTTGTTTCTACTAATCAAGGAACGAATTGGTACGGTTTTATTGGTGGTCAAAACTTTTGAGGTGTAACTATGATTAGAGACATAATACTAAATTCACTTAAAGTGCCTCCCACTCCACCTGTATCACAGCAGTTATGGACATGGGGTCAAGGAGCAGTTGGAGAACATGGACTTAATTTAACTGGCAATCAAACCATTTCATCGCCAGTACAAGTTGGTAGTTTAACAAATTGGAAAAAAACAACAGCTGCTGGTCAAAGTTCTCTTGCAATAAAAACAGATGGAACTCTTTGGGCATGGGGTGCAAATTACTCTGGACAATTAGGAACTGGTAATACTACAACATATTCATCGCCAGTTCAAGTAGGACAAGGTACAACTTGGTCAAATGTAGTGGCTGGATGGGAGCATACTATTGCAATAAAAACAGATGGAACTCTTTGGGCATGGGGATCAAATACTTATGGACAATTAGGAACTGGTAACAGAACACCAACTTCATCACCTGTACAAATAGGTACATTAACTACATGGACTGATTTAGCGGCTGGTTTTGGTAATTCATATTTTATTAAAAGTGATGGAACATTATGGGGATGTGGATATGGTCCATACATAGGTCAAGGATCAGGAATAAATCGATCATCTCCCGTACAAATTACAGCATTATCTAATGTACAATCGGTATCATCGGGGGCAGAACAAATTCATGCAGTTAAAACTGATGGCACATTATGGGGATGGGGATATAATGGATTTGGATCAATAGGAAAAGGAGATAGTTCGGACAGTAACTCTCCAGTTCAAATAGGAACATTGAATAATTGGTCAAAGATACGGACAGGATGTAGAGGTTATCATGTTCTTGCAATAAAAACGGATGGAACTCTTTGGGCATGGGGAAGTAATGACTATAGTCAATTAGGAACTGGTAATACTACAACATATTCATCGCCAGTTCAAGTAGGTTCATTAACTACATGGAAAAATGTATCAGGTGGCGATCAACATACGATTGCAATAAAAACAGATGGGACTATGTGGGGGTTTGGTTACAATTTTCAAAAGCAAATTGCTACTGGATCGGGTGTTTATTCATCACCAATTCAAATAGGAAGTTATACCACTTGGGTATCTGCATCAAGTGGAATGGCTTTTAATCATGCAATTAAAACATAACGATTATATTTTATTTTTTATTTGAAAGGTTTTATTTTAATATGATACATGATACTAAACACCCATTAGATATTGCGTTAGATGCTGCAATTAGTGGAAATCCAGAATTAAGTGAAAGTATACTTAAAAAACAACCAAAGGATGATTATAGAGTTCTTTTCAATTTAGGTTGGCATGAAATGCGTCACGAAAATATGTTAAAAGCGTATGAATACTTTAATTATGGTAGATACATAAATGTATTTGGACTACCACCAATTCCTGGCAAAATATGGAAAGACGAATCACTTAAAAATAAAACACTTCTTTTTAGATGTGAAGGTGGATATGGAGACCAAATTCTTAATTTTCGTTTTGCTAAAAAATTTGAAGAAATGGGTGCAAGAGTTTTGGTATCATGTGAATCAGAATTAAAAGAAATGTTCTCTCGTCATGGATTCATTTGTATAAACAATGAAGCAATAAATGGGTCTCACTATGATTATTGGGTTCCAGCAATGTCTGCACCATTCGTATTGGGTATGGAATTTAAGGATTTAGATGGATCCACTTATATGTTTCCAAAAGAAAAGAGAAATTTATTTTCCAAAAAAGGTACGTTGAAGATTGGTATTCGTTGGAGTGGATCAAAAGAATTTGAACACCAACAACATAGGATATTCCCCCCTGAATTGATGATAGGATTGCATGATATTCCAAATACAACATTTTATTCTTTACAAAGAGATGATGATTGTGTAGAAGGGCTTCCATTTGCAGATATGAGAGATAAAATGAAAACATGGGAAGACACTGCTTCTATAATATCTGATTTGGATTTGGTAATATCATCATGCACTTCTATTGCACATCTATCAGCTGCAATAGGAATACCAACTTGGATAGTTACACCTATTATGCCATACTATACATGGGCAGTTCCTGGAAATACATCAAAATGGTATAATTCTGTAACATTATTTAGGCAAGAAAAGTATGGTAATTGGGACAAACCATTTGAAAGTATTAGAAAAGAAATATTAAATTTAACTAAAAATATAATTTTGTAGTAAAATAATCATATTTATATGTGTAAATAACATGGGATAATTAAATGAAATATGCATTTGTAGAAAATGGACAAGTAAAAGATATTAGACAATCTTTGCCTAATGTTTGGAATAATATATCAAATTTTAATGTATTAGATGATGAGACCGTAAAAGAATTTGGTTGGTTAAAATATACATTTGTAGAAGGTCAAACTGGTGACGATTATGTAATACTTGGATCAAACTTTGAAGTATTAGAAAATGAAGTAATTGAACATCAATTAACACGTATTAAAACGGATGAAGAAAAGGAAAACGATAATCAAAATAGATGGAAACATATACGTGAAGAAAGAAATACAAAATTGGAAAAATGTGATTGGACACAATTACCAGATTCACCACTAACAAATCAAAAACAAACAGAGTGGCAAATATATCGTCAAGCACTTAGAGATATAACCTCACAACCAGACGTATTTAATCTATCTTGGCCAAATGCTCCTGAGTCTTAATATGGAAAACAATAAAATAATTAAATTTTTAAAAGAATTAAATCTATCTATATTCAATGAAAATGAATTGGTGGATAAAGATGTTATTGTACTTTTTCCTGGAAAGTTTCAACCGATGGGTCAACATCAACGTGAAGAATATTTTAGATTGGCGAGAAAATTCGGAAAAGATAATGTTTATGTTGTAACAGATGATACATTCAATTCAAATACAAATCCACTCTCATTTGAAGAAAAAGTAAAAATAATAAAAAGACATGGTATAAAAAATATAGAAAGGGCTATAAATCCATTCATGCCAATGGAGTTGCTTAAGAACTTAGATGAAAGCAAAACAACTATAATAATAGCTGTTAGTTCTAAAAACGTATCAAAATTGAAAGAATTTAAACGTTTGACTAAATACAATAAGTCGTCACATTTGTCAATCAAAGATATTCAAAATCCATACATATATTATACTCTAACAAATAATATAAGATATGATTTACCTAGCTTCGGTGAATTAAATTCAAAGAACATTTTTAAAGCTCTAAGTGACAGAGAAGCAAAATTAACAGAATTAAAAAGTAGGTTTATTTCCATATTTGGATGGTTCGATGCTGATATATTCAATGTTATTATGAAAAAATTTAATACAGACCGAGGTGACTTGAAAGACGGTAAAGAAGAACTAAAACCGTTACAGA